CCTGTCACATCACAATCAGGAAACACATCATGTACCAACTGAATAGATGGATAAAGTGAACTAAAGTCTAATTTCAATACAGATGTAGAATAACCAACCTTAATCAAACGAGACAATCCACCAACAAAGTCAGTCTTATCTTGTTTGGCAGGAATAGCCAAGTTGTACTTATAAGACCAAGCCAACATAATCATCTTCCACAAAGTTGCCGTACCCATCGTACTTACACGCTCATAAGTTGTGGGAACCAACGAAGCCAAAAGGAACGAACCTTGGTTAAACTCGTCATCCACACGTAGGGTTTCATCTAAGTCATCATCAAGGTACTGTTCTACAATTTTATCACCTGTAGTCTTGATATATGTACCAGGAAAACGTGTATCAAGGTCATTAAATTGTGGATTATCCGCCTTCTTGTATTTTCCGTTTTTAACATTAAACCAATAATCTTCCTTTTTTGCGTACATAGGACCGATTTCAGTGTGGTCAATGTATACACGGTCTTCATCTTGAATCTCCAAGTACTGAGTTATGTATTTCAAACCCGCCGACTTAATGTTTGAGTTAATCGCTTGGGCTCTACGAACTGAATGTAAGATATCAATGATGTTATACCCCCACATTGAGGTCTGTGGGTACTTTTCTACCTCATTAGCAAGCTTCAACATTTGTTCTTTCTGTGATATGGAACGTTGGGGGTTAAGTGACTTAGATATCTTCTTTATATCTAATCCAAGTGATTTAGCTCGTTCAAATATCCACAACCAATCAAAGTTAAATGAGTTATATCCACCAATAATAGATGGTTTAAGTTCATTAATTGTATCAAAGAATTTAATCAAACCTAATTTTTCAGTTTCCTCTGTGGCACATTCAATTACCTCGTGAAACCCTTTGTTTGTTTTCATTCCAATCATGAATATACGACCATCCTTTGGTTCAAGTGAGGTCGTTTCTAAGTCAAACACAAATCGGGTTATGTCATTGTATTCTTCATATCCTTTGAATAGTCTTTTTTCCTTCTGAATAAGATATTGTTCTACGGGTGGTAACATAAGAAACTTATCTTTTGCCCTCTCACCCCAAGGGTCTATACCACCATCACGAAAGAATTGAACCAATGAGCGGTATCCACCAAGACATTTAACCATATAGGTTAAACCATTCTCTAATCTTTCATTATCGTGAGTTTCTAATTTGTCAATAACAATTTTATGCTTTGACATGGCTTCTTTTTGTAATCCTTTTGAGCCCTGATAAAAATTTAAACCTTTTAGGTCACCGACCCAAGCGAAAGGTATAAAGTTATCTTTTATGATTTGTTTTCCCTTACCAGGAACTTCTTTAACTTTGTAGATTGCGTCTGTCACATAATCAAATTCTATGGACACAATGAATTGTTCGGGGTCGCCACCTTCCAAGAACGCTTTAATTTCTTCGTTTGATATCATTTCTATAAATTTTAACCGAGTGACCTATTGTCTTCCGTGAAATACGGAGTTTGTCTTACTCATTGATAAAAGTATAGTTATTAATTCTGTTTCCGTCAACAACACCCTTGAGCTGTTGATATGAAACTTTCTTGGATATTGATAAATAACTCATCTCTTAAAGGTAGGATTAAATCTCCTTGGGGTCCACCTAATAATGAATTATTATATTTTACTAAAAATTGTCCAATATAACGACCAACAGCGTTTGTGTCACGTGCTGTAAATCTAAAATAAACATAATATTCAGGTAGAGCATTTGGGTCATCATTAACTACCTCAGTAATATATGCCGGTTTTGATACAATCTTTGGAATACCCGATGATTCATTTATCATAGTAAAGAAAATTGTTGCATCACCTAAAGAATCTACAAAGGTTTGATATTCACTTCTACCATCTTTAACCACTTGCATTTTTAAAAGTGGTAATGTCGCATTTTTCTTAATGTAAAATTCCATTACATATAAATACTCATTAAGATTCTTTTCTTAACGAGCCGTCATAAAATTCAAACCTATCATGTTCTGTTGGTGTCATTAACAACATTGCTGGTGTAATATTTTCCTTGATTGTTTCTTGGAAAATATAACTCATCCAAGTTTGTTCAAATGGTCTTGCCCATTTTGTTTCTAAGAACATTTTTTTGTTTCCATGACGTGTAACCACCTGTGGCCAGTTACAATAATATATTTCACCGTCAATAAATGGGATTCCATTATATGTTCTAATATTTTTGAATTTTGTTTTTGGAGCGTTTGGGTCTTGTCCATGAACAGGTAATGTTGGTTTTTCAGGCCAATGTTTTACTCTAAAATCTTGTGGTACATTATACCAAGACCATTGTATTCCATTATCACCAAAAAATTCAGAATAGTTAAACTTTAAAAAATCATAATGATATTTTTTGGTAATTTCTATTGTATTTTTATATAAGTTTTTTGCATATCGGTTAAAACCATTTCTACAAACCCTATCTTTATTTGGGTAAAAAAACATATCATCTTCAAAAAAGAAATAAAAATCAAACCCATTTTCTTCAGCATGTTCTGCAACCCATTGTCTACCACCACAAATACCTAAATTATCTTTCTTGATATGTTCAAAACCATATGTCTTACAAAGTTCCGAGTATTTCTCGGTAGTTGATAAATCTGATGAATTATCTAATAAAAACTTTTTTGGTTTATCAATAAAGTCAATATCATAAACTTCCATAGATTTCATCAATGTTTCAAATTGATTTGGACTGTTAAATGTTATAACATATAATGCTGAATTATTAACATCTAAATCATCATTTAATGTTGTATTGATTGACTTACATTTTTTTTCTAATTTATCATCTTTTAAATCCTCAAAAAATTTACCAAACAATCCATTACCCTCAATTTCAAAATAATCAATAATGTCCGAGTGTTTATAACACATAATTGTGAATATTGATTCTTCAGTTCCCATTAAATTTTGTGATAAAGTTGAGCTTAATAGGTTATAATAAATTCCATTAATATCACCAATTAGACTTTTTGGACCACCAAAAAAACCACCACGAGCAACCATATCAACTTTAGTTCCCGCAATTTGATTTATATTGTCATATGTAAAACCATGTATTTCTGTATTGGCTTCGTATGGGAAACAAACAAAACTAAATTTGTTTGTATATTTTGATAATTTATTCAGAACTTTATCGTGAGTAAAATACCCTGGATGTACGGTATTAGTTAATCCAGCGTCAATCCAAAACATTTGTTCTGAATCAAACGAGTCCATAATTTTAGCATCATTAAGTAAAAATACTTTAGACATTACCAATGGATTATACAATTCTAATTTCGCTTGTGTTGATTCTGATAACCAACTTGCTTGATTGTACCAATTTGGGTTTGTTCTAATTTCTTGAATTTTATCATAAAATTCATTTTTAAACCAATCTTGAGAACGGGTAATAAACATCGTATTTTCACGAGTTCTTCTTTCAAAAACAAATGATTCCAATTCAGAATCACCGAAAATAATCATATTGTTTTCTACCTGTAATAGTTGTTCAAATTTATCTAAATAATGTTGAAAAGAACGTGACCATCCTTCTGATAATCCGTCTCTTTTTATATTCCAAAGTCCAGTTACTAATGTAATTGACATATTATTCCTTTATTTTACAAACCCAAGCAACGGTATTGAAAATTTCTTTATTATACGAAATTAAATTATTTCTATCACACGCATCTTGAATGTCTTTATCGGCAATTTCATGCCAATTCCAAATTTTCATATAAACACTTTCTTTAAATGTTTCTTCATTTTCAGAATAATCGTGAGCCATAATAAAATCACCAACTTTCATGTAATCAGACAACAAATTAAATTCATGTATTTTACTACCTCCATCACATAGTATTAAAGTAACACCATCTTGATTAATAAAATCAATCACTTCTTGTTTAACTTCAGTATAATGAAGGTTAAAAATATTTTCAATCCTTACATCAATACCTTCATTTATCATATCAATATACCAATCTTTTTCATAAATGTCATATGATAATATATTACAGGGTATATTTAATCTTTTTGACGCATAATTTAAAAAAGAGGTAAACCCACCCAAAGATGTCCCAATTTCTAAAATTCTTGATGGTTTAATTTCATCTATAAAGTTATAAAACACTTCAAATGCGTTTGGATTTTGTTGGGCTCCCCAACCATCATAAGTTGATACACTATCATTATCTTCTAAACTTGATTTTTTGTAAACTTTGTCTTCGTATTGCATATTATAATTCTACTATTTTTTTTAATAAATTATACTCTTTAAAGTATTTTTTTTTAATTTCTCGTAATCCATTAATTTTTTGTTGGTATATATTCTCACCATCATCATTAATGTTTTTTAATAAATCATTAATCTCCGCAAGATTATCAATATTATCAATTAGTATATAACCATCTTCAGGATAAATTTCTTTAATGTTTTTACAACCAAAATAAATGGGTATTGTATCTGTTAAAACACAATCATAAAATTTTTCAGTTATCCAATTATCTTGATATTCATTTTCAATTGCGATATTAAATCTATAATCAATCAGAGCATCCTGTCTTTTAGGACTTGAGTTATTACCATTAAATAAATCAATAAAATTGGTATTTTCAACCATACTTGCAATTTTACTTCTTTGTGGGTATAAACAAGTACCACCATAATTAGTATCAATTTTAGTTACTGAAGATGAAATATTTTTAGTTTTAATAAACTCACTTGATATTAAATTTTCATAATTCCAAAATGAAAGTGGGTCTACCCAAGGACCACGACCACCATAAAAAGTGTGAGCTATAGATTCAATACAAGTACCGTCATACAATTCTTTTTTAAATCCAAAAACAATTGTACCATCTCTTAAATTTTTTTGATGTGTTCCATGCCAACTTGGTTCATGTGGAAACATATATGAAATTGCTCCTTCTTTAATATTAGAACAAACATGATTAAAAAATACAATAATATCGTAGGAATCATCATAAACAAACTGAACATTTGTTAAGTTAATTTCAGGTGTTTTAAACTGTTTTAAAAGTCGTTCTGTAATATTTTCTGAGGTATCCCAATTACCTAATACTTTAATCTTGGTCATAAATAATTTTTTCGGTTACGTTATTTTCAATATTATGATTTAAATCATTACTCTCAGTTAATGGTTTAATATATTGACCATTTATTTGTATAAATTCATTCAAATTGTCTTTATGTACACAAACATGGTCAGAAGGATAATGGTAATCTAAAAAATAAATGTAATAATCTAAACTTCTTAATTGTTGAAATAATTCAGAAACTCCATAATTAAACCTTCTAAGTTGGTGGTCTTCCATTTCAATAATAATTGTTGGTTTAGAAGTTATAATTGTATTTATACCACCTTCTAATACGTATTTTTCGTACCCTTGTACATCAACTTTAATAAAATCAACTTTTGGTAATTGAAATGAATCCAATGTTTTTATCTCAATGGGTTCTCCACCTGTACCAACACTTAAATCACCCATATTAACACTTGGGTTATTATAATCAATTGGTGACATTTCTTTAGTTTCGTTTTTATCACCTATTCCACAATTATTTAATACAATGTTTAGAATATTGTTTTCATCAATACTCATTTTTTGAATGTCGTAAATAAATTTTTGTGGTTCAAAACTATATACGGTCTTACAATATAATGAACTTTTTATTGAATGCCATCCATAATTACTGCCAATGTCAACAAATACTGAATCTGTTTTGAAATTTCTATTTAAAAAATTTGTAATATGTGGTTCCCACGATTTATTATTATGTATACTAGCCCCACACCAATCATTAGGTAATGTATTGATAATCAAATTATCTGTCTGTGTTTTTAATGTATTCATATTTTTATTTTTTCCCAATTGTTGGCGTTAAATCCAACTTTTAATAAATTAGTCTGATTTCCCCAACCAAGTTCTTTAACGTTAAATCCCGCTAAATGAGCTGAGACTCCAATCTCAAAAGCTTCCATATCAAATGTTATTATATTATTAGACTCTTGAGTTTCAAATTTTGTACAAAAATCTTCAAAATATTTTGACATTTGTGGTAACTTTTCATTATTCTTTAGTAATAAAATATGTTCACTTGGTAATACAGCTCCTTTCCAAAGGTCGTTAGTACCATAAAATATAAATTTAGGATTAAACAATGGTCTTGGATATGCATACAAATTAGTTGTTTCTAAAAATTCTTTTTCAGACTGATTATATGTCGCATCCGTTCTTAAGGCACACATATCATAACCATCAAGTTCACAAGAATTTAAATAATTTTCAATCTCATCAGGATTTATTTGTTCTATAAATCCAGCATCACAATCTAAATATAAAACCCAATCATACATTGGGTTGATATCTTTAATTGCATAAAACTTTAAAAGTTGATTAAACGCACCAACATGTGTACGGTGATTTCCCAAATCAACTTGATTTATTTTAACCCTATCAGATTTTGGTATATCATTAAATAATTCAGATTTATTTGTTGATACCATAACATCATAATGTGTTTTTGTTAGTACATCATCTACCAATCTTTTGGCAAATGTTGTATATATTTCAGATTTTGTTTTTTCTGTGTTAACAAAAGATATTGTTGAGACTAAAATTTTTTTCATTGTTGTAAAAAAGTGTTAAATTTATTCATAATTATTTCAGGTGAGAATTGTAAATATGGGGTGTGATAATCACTATGTTTTATATAATTGTCCAAATTATTAAAAATATCAAACACATCTTCTCTACTTTTATAATATATACCTCGTTCACCCAATATTTCAATATGACTTCTTTCACCAGACAACTCATAAGTTATAATTGGTTTGTTTTCCAAAGCGAACTCTGATACCGCTAAACCAAAAGTTTCACCACCACTTCTTGCATGTATCATAGCGTCACAAGCATTAACAAAAGCCGATTTATCTTCTAAATCATATGTTCCTGGTAGAAATTTTATTTGAGGGTGTTTATAAAACTCATTTATATTCATAAAAATGAATTCAATGTCTGTACGACTATTAACAGTATCAATAATTGCGTCTTTAACTGATTGTATATTAAATTCGGTGGCACCACCATAACATCCAAAAACTTTTGATGCGTGTGAAATACCTAATTTTAATCTTAAATCATATTTTGGTGTTGGTAATTTTTCACAAATATGTGGAAGTGAATGTGTTTCTATTGGATATCCTTGGTCTTTACACAACCAATCTGAAACATAAAAATATTTATGTCCGTGTGGGTCATTATTTCTAAATACTGAATGAACTAATGTGGGTGTTGTATTTACCCATACACCATCATTATCACCACCTTTGATTACGTATAAGTAATCAAAATTGTTTTCTTTAAGATATTGGTCATATTCATAAAAATGAAGTAATTTAACCTCAAATCTATCTTGGAACTTTTCTAATGCATCTAAATTATTATTTGGTGAACTAAAAATAACGCTTTTATTACCTAAAATTTCTTCATTATATTTTGCATATGTAAATAATGCAATTTCAGTTCCTCGTAAAGATAATTGATTAGCATGGAATGCAATTTTTTTCATTATAAATTCCCCGTTATTCTTTCACACCAATCTTTAGACACCGAGTGTGGCCAAACTACCCAATACTTAGGTTTATGTTCAGTTTGGAACTCTCTCCATACTTTACAATATCCATCAGGGTCGTTTAACATTCTATCAATTTCTGCTTTATCAGCATCTTTTCTAAAGATTGTTTCATCATTTTCATTGTGGAATGCAACAACCCAAAAGTCATAGTCTTTTTCAGGAACTCTATCAAATCCAACATCAATACAATGTTTGAATATTTGGGCAAAATTATTTTTCCAATCTTCTTCAGATTCAAAATCATATGGGTTTGGTGGATAATTCTTATCCAAAGTATATTGTTGTACCGCACGTTTTTCAAATAAAAGACCTGAATACTTTTCATAATCTCTTAGTGTTCTAACCGTACCGAATCCATAAGGTCCATCATGACCTTCTTGAGTTTCACCATCCATACCAAACAACTTTCTGTTGGTGAAATGTGAATGACTATTCTTGTTTCCCCAATCTTTATCGTCATCCCATTGTTTTGTTCTACCTTTACGAGTGTATTCGTGCCAAATCAAAATTTTATGAGGGTGGAATAAATCATAACCCCAAGTATAAGCACGAGCGGCAATTGATATTTCTTCACCGTGAAAATAATATTCAGGATTGTGTTGTACTTCAGTTGAGAATTGTCCTAATGTAAAACAATAATGTGCTGAATAGAAACGAGCCGTTACAGGTTCAGTCAAATCTCTCCAACCTGGAATTGTTTCAGGTAAGAAGAATACCGCACCTTCGGGAATGAATCTATCAAACGCCATTCTCCATGGCTCTTGGGTACGTCCCGCAGGGTCATTATCGGGGTCAAATGAAGACACATAACCTGTTAACAATGGTTTTTCATGTCCCTTCTTTTGAAGTTGTTTAATCATCTTAATCATTTCATCGTCCCAATTGGGAGCAAATCTCATGTGTGAGTCAATTTGAAGGGTATATTCTTCACCTTGATATAATTGTTGAACTTGATGTCTTGCCCAACAAACACCTTTTGATTCTTCATATGGAATGTTAAGGATTCTAAATCTTTTATCGTTTTTGTATTCTGACAAATCATCAAATCCATCTTCAGGATGAAACTGTCTTGCAATACCAATTACTAAATTTTTAGGTTTCTTTGCGTTTTCTATCATGTTTTTGATAGTAGCAATAAGTTGTGGGTCACGATAAGCGGCAATTTGAACAAATATTTTCATGAATATATTTTTTCATAAAAATAATATAAGAATAAAAAATATGAATACTAATGTTAATTATCCTACAACTACAACGTTTATTGAGTCGGCATTTGCACCTGAACCCCAAGTATAAGTGTATGTTCCTGGTGTTAATCCAAAACTAACGAATGATTGACCATTAAATGTTTGACTACTTGAAATTGCGGTTCCTGTTGTATAACCAACAGGGACTAATAATGAATATGGTGCGGTTGGTCCTTGTTTAATAACCCCAAATATATTACCACTTACCGATGTTTGAGACCCTCCTACTCCACCTGGTCCAAAATTAGGTGGTGTTGTTGTAAATCCGCTATATTGAGCGGCATTTATTCCATTTGTACCCATTAAGAATGTTGCGGTACTAACTCCTAGTCCACCAAAACCAAAAGGTCCTGCACTTGGATTAACAAGTGTTAAGTCATTTATGTTAAGTGAACCTGATGTTGACATTACAACATTACCATCTGACTCAACGATTGTCACACTAAGTCCTGAAGGTGTTGGTTCCGATGTTGGAGTCGGTGTCGGTGTTGGAGTCTCAGTAGGTGTTGGTGTAGGACTTTCTGTATTAGTTGGTGTTACTGATGGAGTCCCTGTTGGAGTTTCAGTTACCGTTGGTGTTGGAGTCTCAGTTGGAGTTTCCGTATTTGTTGGTGTCACCGATGGAGTTCCTGTTGGAGTCTCGGTTACCGTTGGTGTTGATGTTGGCGTAACATTAGGGAATTGAGGTGTGTTACAGAAATAATAAGACTCTCCACTTCCAAATAATCCGTTTCCTGGAGCTATAGTAATATTTTGATTCACACTATCAATATTAGTAACCAATGCGTCTAAAACACCAGGTCCATTAGCATACCATCCGACTTGAACTATTCCAAGTGGTGTTGGGAATCCGCCAAAGAAAAATCCTGTTAATCCATCAACACCCGCTACGTTTTGTATTAAACCACTACATACTGAAGGTGTTGTAGTAGGTGTAGTTGTATTTGTTGGTGTAGGAGTAGGACTTTCCGTATTTGTTGGTGTAACCGATGGAGTTCCTGTTGGTGTTTCAGTTACAGTAGGTGTAGGAGTTTCAGTCGGAGTCTCTGTTACCGATGGAGTTCCTGTCGGAGTCTCTGTAGGTGTTGGTGTAGGACTTTCTGTATTAGTTGGTGTTACCGATGGAGTTCCTGTCGGAGTCTCTGTAGGTGTTGGTGTAGGACTTTCTGTATTAGTTGGTGTTGCACCAATTGTTCCTGTCGGAGTCTCTGTAGGTGTTGGTGTAGGACTT